AGATCCGTTGGATCCTCTACCATCAACAGTACCGCTAATATCATAACTATCGCAGCCGAAAGCACCAATATGTTCATTTCCAGGATATTTAATTCCATTTTTTATTATTACTCGATTTTGTAAGTTTATATCTGGAACCCAACTAATTTTAAACCTGCCATTTGGATCTGGGGTAAATATAACTCTTGAATCTTTTATACCACTCATCCATTGAAAACTACCAATTGTAACAGCTGCTGAACTTCTCATGCCTTCATTATAATCTATTTGCTCGTATATTTTAGTTAGATTAAATAAACTATTTTTAGTTTCATCTCTAAAAGCATGTTCTTCTGTTCTTGGAAACTGTCGATAAAATTCATTTAAAGCGTCTTGATCGTCTTTTAAACCATCAACTTCATTTTCCCAATGATTTATAACACCTATATCTATTAATTCACCGTCTGGTCCATAAACATCTCGTTCTGGAGTAGTAAAGACAGGTCGTCCAAACTCATCAATAAATCCTTCAAAGTTCCATTCCATTGGAATAAACAAAGCATATAAACCAGATTTTGTTTGACCATTTCTATTTCTTTTAGTTACGTCGCTATCGTTGTATAGTTTTTTAAAATTATCACCACCTTTGTCTAATGCGTTAGATGTTGATCCCATCATACACTTACCTATAATTCTACTACCTAGTCGTAAACAGGTTTTTGTTACTCGCCAGTTATTTAATATATTATCTGGTCTTTCCCATTTACCACTTTCATCGTGTACTAGTAGATTTAATTTTTCACCATCATAACTATTGTCTCCAGTATTCTTCCAGTCTATCGTCGTATCAAGACCTTCAAGCTCTTCAACTTGCTCGTTATTTGTAATTTTTTTACGAGTAAGTTTACTAGCTGGAACACGATAAGCCAACTCTGATTTGGGTCTATCCATACCATCTTGGATAGGTTTGAAGAAGAAAGGATAATTAATCGATATAGGCACGACTTTATCGGTAAACATTTTTTTAGCATCAGCTCCTGATTTAGACAATATACCAAATCTACTATCACTTGATATTGTGGCTTGGTTTACTGTTTCTGCTGATGACATAAAAGAAAAACCACTACGTCTATTTTTAAGATAACACATTCCATAACTTCTTGAATCAGCTTTACAAGCCTCCCAAAATATGTAGAACAATCTATTAGCTTCTCTAAAATCTGGAGCACCAACATCTATTTTGCTCCATTGTAAGTACATGTAGTGAGTTCCTGTAATATAAGTTGGAATATCATCATTTTGAAACCAAAAACCTTCCTCTCTTCTTTTGAATTCTTCATCTATATAATCGTACCATTGATCTTTTTGTTCTTCTGGATATTCTCTCCAATCAAATATATTTTTAAGTTTCTGCAATGGCTTTGGCTCTTCTATTCTTTGCCATTTGTTCTTATCGTTTTTATATACTTCTTTTGGAGCTTTAGGCAAAGCTATTTTTAAACCTTGAATATCATATATCTCGCCAATTTGACCTGTCTTAGAAATAACTACAATATCATTTTCTTTATCATAACCATACCTCCACTTCTTAGATTTGTTTAATCTTTTTAAAGTGTTTATCTTTACTGGTTCAATTATTTTATATAAAGATTGCTCGTACATTATTTTTTAGATCTACCTTCTGCAAAGCCTTTAAATACTCTTTCTTTTTTATCTTCAACTACTTTACCTTCTAATATATTTTCTTCTTCTTGTATTCTATTTAATATTTCAAATGCGTCAAATATAGCTAGCTTTTTAGTTGCGGCCGCGTTTTTAAGACGATCAGCAGACACGTCATCTTCACTATGCGTGATGATTTGTTCTTGAGCAACTTTAATTAATTCCTCAACCGCTTTGTGCCCAGCTTGGATTATACGTTTCTTCGTTTCTTTTATTTCCATATTTTATTGTAATATATTTTGTATACGCTCGGTATAATTTATGACCGTCTATAATAAATTCATGTTTATATCCAGACGACAAACCCACAAGTTCTCCTTTATTAAATTTATCACTATACTCTACTATACCAACTTTGTCTAGCTCTTTTTCTAAAGCATAATCGCTGCTATCTACAACAGGTTTAACAAACGTCCAGCCTTTAGGTGCTTCCCAACCATCACCTTTATCAAATAAATATATTTGGTCAGATGATATTATATAAGTATTATCATCAAAATAAGAACCACTGTTGCGCTCTTTGCCTTTTATATCATGCCACCGTCTAAATACGTTGTGATGAATTATAACTTTATCTCCAATTGATATATTTAAGTTATCACCAACCATAGGCACACTAACAACCTCAGCATGCCTATTTATGAATTGATGATTAAATATTTCAGTATTTAATATTAAATCTTTATCACCAATCTTTTTGATGTTGTTGTAGCGCTCTCCAATTGGTTTAACTACAAAATTATAAACACTTTGCATATTAATATTCTAGGTTATATTCGATAGATATAGCCATATTTTTATTGAAGTCTTTCCAGGGTAAAACTTCATTACCTTTTCTGATATATATAGAATACTTATCCTCTTCTTCTATAATATCACAAATAGTATGACCACCATACACTTCTTGCCCTACGGAATAGTGCATTGAATCTATCTTGTAGTCTTTACCTACTGTTATTTTTCTAATGAGCTGAGTCGTCATTAGCTTCAGTATCAGGATAGGTTATTTTACCCGTGTTAATATCTAAATCAAACTTACCGTATTGCTCTTCTAATTTACCGTGTATTTCGTTCATTCTTTTATTTACACCATCTAAGTCGTGTAACAAAGAATGCTTACGAGCTGAAACGTTACCAATCTCTAGTTTAATTTGATTAGATAAAGAAATTACTTGTTGAACTTCTTTTAACTGTTCGTCTGTGATTTTTTCTGGCTTAGCAGCCAAGTCAATTGTTTTTGCCATAATTTAATTTAATTAAAGTTATTATTAAAATTTATATTGCTGATAATCTAAACCCATGAATGAGTGCACTCCATTATCGTTTACGTCAGCAGCGTAATCAGCCCAACCTTCTGGGTGAGTGTATTGTAATGTTTCAGCTTCTGGATCAATTGGTTCTAAACCTTTCCAAAGTACATCTACGTGGTACATTTCAGATAAAACTGGAGCTGAAATTTCATTACCTTCCTCATCATAATCACCTGGTGTTATTACAATATTACCAAGCTCTATAAATATATGATTAGTTTCCGCAAAAGCATTGATTTTACTTTGAGCGGTCGTTTTGTTCGTAAATTCGTATTTACCTATCTTTCTCATTGTGTAGTTAAATCTCTTAATTCGTCTTCTGTTAATGCTCTATCAAATACTGCTACTGCTTTGCATTTGCCGTATAGAAAAGAACCGCCATCGCCGCTATCGAACTGTAAGCTATCAAGACCAATAGGAACTGCTCCCGCACCGTCAACACCCCTTTTGACTCCATCCACCCATAAAGCAAAATCATCACGCTTATATTTTATAGCTAATTTAACGAAATCTCTAATACTATCAACAGCGTATGACATAGTGGCAACTATTGAGCTACCTGAATAAACATAACCTCTAACTGTGTTACTTACGTTATGATAACCTAATACAACACGGTTACCTGTCGTTCCATCAGATAAAGAAATAAATCTATAAGTAGTATCATCAGCCAAAGCAGCTATCTCTGCGTATAATACGCCCTCTTCTGAATTTATTAAAGTACTATTACCACTGCCATATAATTTTTCACCTGCTCTTGTAACTGTACTACCTGTTAGTGTTGGTATGTATGATGTGGCGTAGGATAAGTTTTCTAGTTGTGCCCCCCATAATTCTATATCTCTAGCCGTAGCGCCACTATAAGTGTTTATAACTATTCTATTAGATGTTGCTGTGCCTTGTTTTTGTATTCTTTGCCATTCTCCATTTAAAGTAAAAAGAGATTCAGAACCTTGTACACCAAATTTTATAGTCTCCCCACTAGTTCCTTTAACATATATAGAACCTGTTGAGCTTGCGCTTGTCGTTACGTTTTCTCTTAACTCTTGGTCTGCGCCACTAAAAACATATCTAGTAGAATTTTGTGTTCCATCAGGGCTTATACCATAGTTTGGAGTAGGCGTACCTTGTGAAGTACCCCATTGACTAAAATCCTCACTATAAGTAACAAGATTAGTAGAAGTAGGCTCTAACAATATATGACCATTATCTCCATTACTATCATAGCTTATTCTTGCTAAATCTACATCTTCACTAAATGTAATGTCTTTTACTGATACGTTGTCTATTGAACCTTCGCCACCTACACCAAACTGACCACTATATATTCTTAATATTGTATCAACACTTCCTGAAGTTACATAAATTATATGTGTTCCAATACTAGTTGGAATTGTATATTGTGAGCCTTGACCTATTGCAATAAAAGGATTACCTCTTACATAAGAAACAACATCTATGCTTACTTTATAAGTTTTACTATTAGCGTAACCTGATTGAGTTATACTACCATTTGTGGTTGTATTAAAAGATGCTACACCATTTTCTATACTCCAACCTGTACCTAAACTCCACCTATCATTAGGGTCTACTTGTTGTACTGATACGTTGTCTATTGTTGCAGATACATTAGTAATACCAAACTTTCTTTTTATTTCTATATCTGTATTTTCTGCTTTCATATAGAAAGACTTAGTGCCATTGGTTGTTATATCTAAACCAATAGAAGTACCA